TTATGGAAGGTTGGCACTTATGGGATGATAATAAGTTTAGTTATTCGGATTACATATTCACTTTTGACAATGGCAGTTATATCGAACTATTCGGATTAGAAGATGAAGGGAAAGCAAGAGGACCAGGAAGGGATATATTATTTGTGAATGAGGCTAATTTGATTGAAAAGAAATTATACAATCAGTTGGCAATGCGTACAACTGGGCAGATATTCTTAGATTGGAATCCAGCAGACTTTGTTAGCTGGGTGTATGAGGTAGCGGATAATCCATTAAATAAAAAGATTCATTCTACATTTAAGAACAACCTTAGCCAGCTATCAGATAACCAAGTAGCATTAATTGAAAGTTATAAGGATTTGCCAGATGACTATTTATGGAAAGTCTTTGGCGAGGGCGTAAGAGGAGCAGCAAAAGAAATAATTTACACCCAATGGAAATACGGAGAATTACCCGGCAAAGGCGATGCGTTCTATGGTTTAGACTTTGGATTCAATCACCCAGCGGCTTTAGTTAAGGTTGAACACTACGAAGGCACAAACTACGTTCAGGAGTGTATCTATCAGTCTAATCTAACGTTAGCTGATTTGATTCAGAAGATTAAAGAGTATGTTAAAGATAGATCACCGATTTACGCAGATGCTGCAGAACCTAAGAGTATTGAAGAAATATACAGAGCGGGAATAAACATTAAAGCAGCTTCGAAAGATGTATGGGCAGGAATTCTAAAGGTTAAAAGTTATCCACTTGTAATTGACTCACGGAGTAAGAACATTCAAAAAGAGTTAAGTTCGTATAAGTGGAAGAAAGATAAAAACGACAATATCATTGAGGAACCAGTCAAGGCGAATGATGATGCGTGTTTTGTTTTTAACACCCAAATAACTACTATTAGCGGACCAAAAAACATTGGGGAAATAGTTGCGGGAGATATGGTCCTAACTTCCAAAGGATTTAATAAGATATTAATTAAACATGATAACGGAGTGAGAAATGTATGTAAATATATTTTGCACTTCGATACGCATTCGGTAACTTTGAATTGTACTGAAAATCATTTAATTAATACAGTTACAGGATGGAAGGAAATATCAAAATTACAATCGGGAGAACTGGTAAGCCTACTCAACACTTTAATGGAAGAACATTTACATTACATGCCGGAAGAAGGTATTTTGCATGCGGGCCAACATGCATGCATTGGTATGTATGGGAAACAACACACGGAAGAAAAAGAAGAAAGGGATTTCATATACACCATATTGACGGAAATGCATGGAACAATGATCCATCCAACCTTGAAGAAGTGCGGAGCAAAGGGCATTTATCAGAACATTCAAGCAATAGAACGGAGGACCAAATTAAGAAATGGCAACGCGCGGGGATTGCGGCTGCTCCTGCATGACATACAAGCGAAGAAGGGAGTAAATGGCATAAGGACCATGCAAAAAAATACAACTTTGGTAAACCATTGGACCTACCTAAAAAGTGCGAACATTGCGGGAAAGACTTTATCGCTAAAACAAAGCACGCAAAATTCTGCCATCCAAACTGCAAAGCTAAAGCACTTAGAATGCGTTACAAGTTGGCAGGAAAGAGTTTACGACCTAACAGTAGAAAATAATCACGAATATTTTGCGAATGGCGTATTGGTCCATAATTGTGATGCGATGCGTTACGCGATTTATTCACACTTCGACAAACCAACGTTTAAAATAGCAGTAGGTTAAAATATATTTGTATTTAAACAATATTTCGTAATTTTACACAAGCCCACCCGACTCATTCCCTTTTAAGACTGTAAGACCTTCAGACAATTAACTCTATATAATTGTCAATCTTGGGCATATTTCAGCGAATCAATAAGTTATTCAAGGGTTCAAGTACACCTATCACGATGGAAATCTTGAAAGGCATTGTTACTTGGTCAGGTCAGAACGCAGATTCATTCATTAACGATGGATTAGCGGGTAATGACATTGTCTATTCAATTATTAACTTGATCACTAACAAAGCTAAAATAGCAGATTGGGGAGTTTATAAAGTTAAAGACGAAAAGAAATATCTAAGATTAAAATCAATCTTATCTCAGCCTCATTTAATAACAAACTGGAAGCAAGTAAACGAACTAAAGAACGAGGCAGTAGAACCCTACAAAGGCGATGATAAGCTTAATGAACTATTAAACTATCCCAACGAACAAGATACTTGGAGTGATTTGATTGAGGCATGGGGCGGCTTTAAACTAGCAACTGGAAACGCTTATATCTATGCTCCATTGATTGGTGCTGGATTTAACGCAAGTAAGCCTTTGAGTTTAACTGCATTACCTAGTCAGTACATGAGTATTGTTGCTGACATAACGGCAATGCCAAGAACTATCGAAAGTTATCGGTTATATATAGGTCAATATTGGGCCTTTCAGAAACCTGAGATTTTACACGACAAATACTTCAATCCTCGTTGGAATGCTTCCGGGATGGAATTGTACGGAATGAGTCCTCTCCAGGCAGCCGCAAAGAATATCACACGTTCCAATGAAAGTAAGACGGCTTCCGTAGCAAACTTACAAAACGGTGGCCCAGCGGGGATTCTTTTTACCGATGACATTAGAATGGAGGGAGATACTGCAGTTGCACAAGCTGGAGCCTTAAAAGGTAAACTAGCGGAGTTCTCAGGTTCACAGAATAAAAACAGAATTGCAACAAGTGGTTATAAAGTAGGATGGCAGCAAATAGGACTTTCAAACGTTGACCTTGATATTATCCAACAAGAACTTTGGGATATGCGTTCACTCTGTAATATTTACGGAGTACCTAGTCAGTTACTTAATGATCCTGAGAATAAGATCATGGCAAACGCTACAAGCGCAGAAAAGGCCTTAACAGTTCGTGCAGCTTTACCATTGCTTACTTCGATGCGTGATAACCTAAACAGAAAACTATCAACAGATTGGGGTTATAAAGGAAAGAACATCATTGTAGATTATGATTTGAGTTGTTATCCTGAATTACAAGAAGACAAAGCTACTCAGGTAGCATGGTTAAAAGATGCCATGTTGCCACTGAGAAGAAGATACGAGATAATGGGCGAATCAATCCCTGACTATTTAAGCGAAGATATTTTAAATGCTATTTATGTGAACGGTGCTGCTATTGGCGAACCTGACGCAGTAATAGATCCATTAATTGATCCTTATGCGAAACCAAAGAATTAATGAAAAGGATAAAGCAAAGTATCATCAATCTTATATCAATCTATATTCTAGGCTGGTAAAAGAATTTGCACCAAAGGTTGAACAGACAATCAGACACGAAGTATCGCTCTTTCTCAATGCTTACGAAGTACACAATCACTTAACACCTGATGTGATACCTAGTAAACCAATTAGACTGGCATTAAAAAGACTTTATATCGTTGCTGGACTAACTAACGCTACTAAGGTTTTAAGGTCAATAAAAGGTCAGATTAAAGGGATTGGAAGAGATGATCGTTGGACTTGGGTAATAGCAGAGTATTTAAAAAAGAACGGACTCGATAAGGTTTCGATTGACATAACAGAAACTTTAAAAGATAAGATTAAAGCAGAAATAGTAAAAGGAAAATTAAACGGTTGGGGAGTTGATAAAATAGTCAGACACATTAAAGACGATGAGTTTCCGAAGTGGATGGCAAAAAGAATTGTAAGAACAGAATTAAACAAAGCTGCCAATATCGGGGCTATGATAGCAGCAGCAGATTTAGACATAGATGTAGAAAAACAATGGCTTTCGACAATAGACAATAGGACAAGAAGAATCCCGCGTGACGCTTACGATCATTTAGAAATGAACGGAGTGCAAGTAGGTTTTGGAGAAAGATTTATCGTACCAAGTACAAAGTCAATAGACGCAATGCTCTTTCCAGGCGATCCCGATGCAAGTGTAGGTAACGTTGTGAATTGTAGGTGTACGTTAATCTTCGTACCAAAAAGAGATCATGAAGGAAACGTTGTGAGTTTGCAAACAGGAAAACCAAGTGACACAGGAACCAACGAGTTAGTAAGTGAAGGAGGCGGGGTTGCGGTAATGAATAGAGCAACAACAAATGTTTTTACTCAGTTACTAAGAGAAGCAGCAAGTATAGAAATAACACAAACGATTATCAATAATATTTTAACAAACGAAGAAAACGATAAATAATGCATACTCCTTTTTTATCAGCAACGAACTCAGCAGCCACTACAAACTCAACACTTGTAAGAACTGGTCCTGCTCAGGTATTTCATATTGTAGCAACTAATATCAGTGCTTCAGTTAGATACTTGAAGATTTACAATAAAGCAACTGCTCCAGTAGTAGGAACAGATACTCCTATTTTAACTTTCCCTATTCCGGCTGGAAGTTATGTAAACGTTCCTTCAACCTTGAGTGGAATCTATTTTCCATTGGGTATTGGTTATGCCATTACAGGAGCAGCAGCAGATTCGGACACAACAGTTATCGCAGCAAATGATGTAAAAGTAGTATTTAGTTATATCTAAATTATAGTTATGAAAACGATTGAATATAAAGGGGCTGACATGGAAGATATTCTCGATGTAGATACAGAGAATAAAACCGTTAAAGCAGTGTGGGCAAGGTTCGACAATGTTGACCTTGATAGCGATATTATCGTTAAAGAGGCAGTAACTAAAACGATTAAGGAAAGAGGGCCAAAAGGAAAGAATCTTATTTATTCGTTAGTAGATCACATTGCAGACACTGATCACATGATCGGCAAACCTTCTGAGTTGTATGTAAAGGATGATATGCTTATCGCGGTTACTAAAATAGTAGAAACTGAGAAAGGCGAAGACATGATTAAAATGTATAACGAAGGATTAATCAATCAGCATTCAATCGGGTTCTCAACCATTAAAAGCGACTGGCAAGACTCAAAGCAAACTGTAAGGATTATCAAGGAATTAAAGTTATACGAAGGCTCTGCGGTGTTATGGGCTGCGAATCCTGAAACACCCACATTGGATGTGACTAAGAGTTTTTTAAACGACAAAGAGAAACTAAACAAAAGATTAGTAAGCCTTTTGAACGCTTTTAAAGGAGGCACTTATACAGATGAAACTTTTAATCTCTTAGAGATTGAAATCAAACATATTCAACAAATGATCGACAACTTAACCACTTTACCCGTTTCGACAGTAGAGCCGGATTACTCAGGAATTGTTGAAGCATTAAATCAATTTAACAAAATTTAATTTTTTAATTATGGAAATCAAAGAAATCGAAGCGGGTATAGCAAAAATGAGCGAAACCGTTTCAAGTATCAAAGCTGCTGCTGAAAAGAGTGGAGTTGATGCTCAGAAAGCTACTGAGTTAGCAAATGAAATTAAAAGCAAAATCGAGTCAATGACTTTTGTAACTCCTGAAGATTTCAAGTCTTTCGGTGCAGATATGCAAAAGCAATTCGACGAGTTAGCAACCATCAACAAAAAAGCAGTTGAAAAGAACGAGAGTTCTAAATCTTTCAATGAAGTTTTGAATGAGAAAATGGCTGCTTATTTCCCTAATGGTGACGCTAAGGATATTAAGCAATCAAGCTTGTTTAAAGAGTTGAAAAGTCAAGACGCTAAAGTAAGAATCGAAATGCCTGAAGTTAAAAGCTTCAACTTGTTAGGTTCTTTGACTGGTGATCCTTTGGCTACTTACAACGTTCGTCAAGCAATTGCTCCTTCTCAGAAAATTAACATCAGAGATATTATCTCAACTGTTAATACTGAAACTGGTCTTTATATCACTTTCACTGAAACTTCTACTACTAACAACATCGCTAAACAAGCGGAAGGTTCAACTAAAGGTGTAAATGCATACGGTTTAACTGCAGTTAAGATTGTTCAACAGTACATCGCTGGTACTATTGACTTTACTAAACAAGCAATGAACTCTTTGCCTTTTATCACTCAAGTTCTTCCAAGATTGTTACAGAGAGATTTCTTCAAATCTGAGAACTCAATTTTCTACGGAGAATTAGTTGCGGGTGCGAACACTTCTGCTACAACTGCGGAAACTGACAAGGTTAAGAAATTGATTGACTTCGTTGCTTATCAGCAATCAGCAAACTATAACGCTTCAGTAGCGATAGTTTCTCCTGCTGACTATGCAGCACTTGTTAAATCAACTTACTCTGCTGGTTACTATCCTGGTGCTGGTAGCGTTACTTTCGAAGGTAATTCTTTGAAAATTAACGACTGTCCTATCGTTAAAGCTGCATTTGCAACTGGCGGTAAAGTGTTGATATTAGACCAAGATTACGTTGAGCGTGTTCAAGTTAGTGGGTTAGCTATCGAGTTAAGCTACGAGAACAACGATAACTTCTCTCGTAACATTGTTACTGCTCGTATCGAGTGTCAAGAAGAAATCAACTTGATGTTAGGTGCTGCTGCTCAGTATCAGACTTTATAATTTAACTAGGAGGCTCTTAATTGGGCCTCCTTTTAAACTTTCTTTATGCCAGTAGGTTCATTAAGTGTTTACCCTGAGTTAGTGAGATTAGTCTTACTAAACAATCCAAAAAGAATTTTGGATTTAGGAATCGGAAACGGAATGAACGGAGCCGGAATAAGAAATTGGTACGGATGGGAATGCGAGTTAATAGGGGTAGAAGGGTTTGAACAGTATTGCAACGGGATGTGGGATGTTTATTCAAAAGTGTTTGTTATGAACATAGAGGATTACGTTCTAAAAGATGAGAAGTTTGATTTCATTTTAATGACCGATGTAATAGAGCATTTTAATAAAATAGACGGTTATGGTTTAATCGAGAAGTTAAAAAAAATGCTTAATCCTAAAGGATGTTTGATTATTTCAACTCCAGCTATTTGGATAGAACAGGGTACGTTTATGGGTAATGTTTTAGAAACCCATAGAAGCCTTTGGAGTTCAGATGATTTCACAGACTTAGGCATGACAGTAATAGGAACAGATCCCTGTAATTACGGACACAAGATGCTAATAGCTGAATATTTAAACCGATAAAAGGCTTATGAAGATATTAAGTTTCGTACACGCTTATCCGCCAATACATAACTGCGGGGCAGAGTGGATGCTCCATGAAATTAATAAGTTCTTTTTAAGTCAAGGGCATGAGGTTAGAGTTTTAATTGAAGGTTCGCCGGAATATGATTTTGACGGGGTACCAGTAAGGGATGGCAAAGAATGGGCAGATAGTTTTTCTTGGTGTGATTGTGTGATTACACACTTAGACAAGACAACAAAGACTTTAGATTATGGAAAATACAGACCTATTATTTGGTTGATGCATAACACACACAATTACGGAATGCTAAGGAATAAATCTAACGTTCATGTTATTTACAATTCTAACGCAGCAAAAGTGATTTGTGAATATCCATTTAACCCAAGTTTCGTATTAAGACCTCCGACAGATATTCATTACTACAACGTAAATGTGGATCCGTTTAAAAATGAGTTTATCACGCTTATAAACTTGAATAAAAATAAAGGCGCAAATCAGTTCTATGAAATTGCCAGGTTAATGCCTGAGTATAAATTCTTAGGAGTGAAAGGGAGTTACGAAGAACAAATTTTAAGTGATTTACCTAACGTAACGATTATAGAAAACACTTCAGACATACGAGAAGTGTATAAAAAAACTAGGATTTTATTAATGCCTAGTGAGTATGAAAGCTGGGGCCGAACTGCCACTGAAGCAATGGCAAACGGAATCCCTGTAATAGCAAATAAGACTTTCGGACTAGAGGAAAATTTAAGTGATGCAGGAATATTTTGTGAGAGAGAAAATATTAATCAATGGATTGACATGATTAAAAAATTAGACACTAAAAAAGAATATGACAAACAAAGTAAAAAAGTAAGGAAACGAGCAACTGAATTAGACTCGGCTCACTCACTGAAAGACTTTGAAAATTATTTATATAAGGTAACCAATAAGGCTCACGTTCCAAAAAAAGAATATGCTAACAACTAATTATCAAATCGAAGACTTACCCAATATTAACAGGGTAGTTGACTATCGTCTTACGGATGTAGGAACAGTTGTTGAACCTATTTCTTTAGCTACTGCTAAACTATACGCTAGAAGTCAAACAGGAACTACAGAAGACGCTTTATTTACGTTATTTATTACTTCAGCTAGAAAAGCCGTTGAAAGATTAACGGGCCTTAGTTTAATACCTAAAACATGTGTAGCGACTATCATTAATATGACTGGATTCATGGAGTTGCCTTATGGGCCAGTTACTAACACTCCAGTCTTTACAGATTACTATGGTAATACGATTTACCCAAGTATGATAGGTTATGATTATCCACAAATTAAGGATACACTAGAAACAGTTACAACAGTAAGTTATAATGTAGGGTTCACAAGTGTACCGGAGGAATTGCAAGTAGCTATTTTGGCGCAGATAAATTTCATGTATGAGAATAGAGGCGATAATTCAGACTCAGCAACAGTTTCAGTTATCACTCAAAAGATTTGTCAGAAATATTCACGAATCCCAATGTTTCAATAATGAAAATACTAAGGCGGTCGATATATCAAATTGATGCAGGGGAAATGCGAGATATAGTTACGCTATGTCCTCCAACTATCGTAAGCGATGGCAGAGGTGGCGAAACTATTACTTTCCCAACGGCAAATCAATTGACTGTCTATGCTTTGGTACATCCTGGAGGGAATGCTAGACAATTACAAGAACACAATTTAACGTACGATAATATCATTACTGTTTATTTAAGATATAACGCTGCATTCGTTGAGAATTGGCAATTAATATTTAACGGTGATACTTATATCGTTCACAAGAGTTCAGACGTAGATTCAAAAAGACGATTCATTCAACTTTTATGTTTTGCTAAAGCATGAGTATAAATTTTGAAATAAAAGGACTGGAGAATATCCTAAAAAGGATGGAGGATAGACGAGTTAATATGGTATCGACTTTAGATGCGGAGATGCAGGGTGTTATTACAGATATTAATGGATTACAAAAAACTTACTGTCCTTCTAAAACAGACACATTAAGAGCCGCTAATTTATGGGCGCCAATGGGAGGTAGTTTGCAATATAATCTTTACAATGATGTTGAATATGCGCCTTATGTAGAGTTTGGAACTGGGGGATTTGTTTTTTTTGGAGAGAGTTGGGTTGATTCTGAATTAGAGGCTTATGCTTCTCAGTTCAAAGGAAAGGGAATAAGAAAAGTAAATCTTTATCCACAACCTTTTTTCTTTAGAGCATTTTTTGAAAAGAAAACTGAGTTACTAGAAAGATTGAAAAAAGTATTAATGAAATGAAAGATATATCTCAATACTTAACACCCGTTTACTATACCATGCTTTCAGGTTTGGGATTGCCCGTTTATGACGGTATCGCTCCCTCAACCGAGAAAGGCTCTTATATCTTAATTGGAGAAATTCAGTCAAGTCAACAAATGGATAAAGGAGCGTATATGTTTACAGTTAATATT